ACAGGTTAAATCCTTAAACGAATGATTAATGAAAGCTTTTATGAGTGCTGAAAGTGATATGTTTATACCATGTGGCTTGAGGATATTGCTTGCCATACTTCCAACCTCAATTACAATTACGAACAGTGCTATCCACCTACACCAATCAAATTCTCCTTTTTCAGCTACATTAATACAGGCAGCCATCATTACAAAAGCAAAGTATACTATAAACTTACCCATAGTTTCCCTACACGCTTTGGAAAATCTTACGGGTATGTCAAGCCTCATTGATTTCCAAATCCCAGAAACCAAATCTGCAAGGATTACTGATGTCATGGCAACAAACCAAGGAATCATCTGTTGAAGTGCCTCTCCAAGGAATCCCATCAGTATTGGTATCAGCGTACCACCAGTGACTTGAACTGCTATATACTTCGTACTCATAGCTTAACCCTCCTTCTTAGCTTGACCCATCTTTCTCACTTTGTCTTTTTCAATTTCAAGCTTTTTATTGTCCTGCTGAATCTTAATGTCAAATTCCCTTATCTGCTCTTTAAGCTTTTCTTTAGCTTCTTGAGTCATGGGCATATCACTTTCAGGAAGTGGAGCCGTAGCAACTTTTGCATCAGCACCAATTTGTGCAACAAGAACCTTGGCTTCGTTGTCTTCCCTATTCATGTTGTACATATTTTCAAGCTCCATTTGCTTCATACCCATTTGGGCTTCAAGAGTTGCTTGTGCTTGTTGTGCCTGCAATTGCTCAGACTGCCTTGCTTGTTCCATCCTCTTGTTTTCAGCCCTCTCAAGGATTCTGATTTTCTCTGCAAGAGACGATGCTGAAGACCACATTCTCATAATGTCACTAAGGGTAGCTTGCTGAGTCTGGAGAGCTGCTTGGGCAATGGATTCAATCTTTTGGTCAAGGTTGAGGATGTCAGTAGAGGCATCCATCACAATACCATAGTCATTTTCAGCAAACTCATCTCCATCAAATTCCATAAGTTTCAAAGAGCCATCAGAAGCAATGTACCTGAATTTAATCTTCTTTCCTCTGGCTGCAACTTTTGCAGTTTCAAGAAGGCAGTTAAGTGCCCTTCTCTTGGTATCATTATGGATTGCAAAATACCTTTCTGTAATATAAGAGGATTGCAGTGTGGCCCTCTCAACTCCACCAACAGTTTCCCGATTGGCAATCTGACCTTCTCTCTGTCTGTTGATACCAACAATTTCACCCATCTCAACCTTAACATATTCTGCAAGATTGATGAGCTGTTGAATATAGTTATATGAAGCGTCAGATATAACTCTCTGAGAGTTGTTGTTCATAGCTCCTGCAAGTTTTCCTCTTGCAGCTCCTTCAAGACCCTCATTAAAGGAATCTTTTACCGCGAGGTGGTGTATCTTGGCAAAATATAACCACTTCTCAACACCCCATTTGTCTGGTATAAGGGAAAGGTCAACTTCTGCCAAAGAGCCCCAAGCTGCGGCAGTAGTATCCATAAGCCTGTATTGAATGACATCGTAGAGATAATTATATGGCTTCATCATGTCAACCATACTGTACGGCTTGTCACCGTTGAGATTATATATGGTTCCAATGATGCCAAAATGACATTTAGAAGGATTGGATAGTCTGCTGAACTGAATTGGCCTTGGACGGATGTTTACGAAAATACCGTAAGTCCCATCATTCTTCGCCTCCTCAAAGTTATGGTTTCTTCCACCAATTAAAGTTCCTTCCCAAGCCTCATTGATATAAAGAGTATTGGCTTCTTCTCCCTTGCTTTCATCAATCTCATAGTTCTCAGCAAAGAATGAGAATCTTTCCTCCCCAGTTTCCTCATCATAGTACTTTACTTTGAGGACTTTCCTGCGGGACTTCCAATACATCTTCAATACTCTGACATTACCATCTAAATCATAAGGAACATAAGTTCCATCAATGGCTTCATCAGTAGTACCTGAAAATATGGAATCACTACTAATATCGAAGTTGATTACATCATCAACCATCCTTCTTGGTACAAGTCCTCTCCTGTAATCAGGAATACCCATTGCATTTTCGCCTGCACCAAGATAGTCAGGAAGGTTTTCAAGATATTCTATATCCTTTGCAGAAAGAGAATCATAATAAGTATCAATAATTCTGCCCGGACTCCAATAGTCTTCAATAAGAATTATGTCAGCATCTTCAATCTTATTTGACCTTCCAGAATGGAAAGTTCTAATGATTTGAGGATTAATCCTTTCCATGAAAGGCTCTCCGCCAACAATATCACATTGATAGATTTCTTCTCCTACTGCAAGAGCATCTTTGAATCCTTCATTGAATACTAAAGGAAGATTGAGCTCTTTAGTAAAATGATTGACATACTCATTAGCCCTTACTTCCCTAAAGTCCTGATAGTTATAATTGAATTCTTCATCAAGTTGGTCAAGACGGGAAGCATAATCTTCCTCACTGAGAGATGTATCTTCAATAGACTGTCTAAGAGCTTGTAAAAGCTCTTCCTTCTTAGCCATCTCAATTTCTGAGACAGCATTCATATTAGTGACTACAGCCCGCCATTCAAAAGGTCTTTTCAGCTCTTCACCAATAAGAACTTCGAGTTTACTGTTCATTATTGGGAAATGCTGAATCTTTTCGGGAATATAGTCAGCATCCATACCTGAAGGATTAAGCAGTAATGCCACATCCTCCATATGTAGTTTTCCCCTAAGAAGGTCGTAATTGATTTGCTTATGCCTTACTGACTTTCTGACAGGACTATAGGTGGTGAAACTTCTTGAGTCTCCCCACAACAGGCAATCTCTTCTCCATTTCTTAGTCTTTCTGGAGAAGGGTAACGCCTGCCTTGGAAATTGTACACTATCGTTTATCATAACTAAATACTAAGCAAATATATTCATTATAAAAAAGTGTACCAATTTTAGGTATCTTTTTGCAAAATTTACCGTTTTTTGGGCTTATAGTTCTTTTCAAAGAACGGGTCATTGGCCTTTGAATTTTCATTGTGTTCCTCTTTAACATTTCCAAAAGTCATAACCAGCCTTTCGGTTCTATATATCATAAGCATTCCAAGTGCTGAAATCCTATCGAAGTTACCGTCAGGATTCCACTGTCTTGCTTCTTCAAGTGCTGCCCTATTCCACCAAGTCATCAGGTTAAGCACGGTGGTTTCTCCTTCATCAGTAACTACTGGTACTGGCTTTAACATAAAGTCAATAAGTAGGTCCCTCGCATAGTCATTCACTGGAGTACTTGCACCTACACCATAAGAACTGTTTCCGTAGGAGCCACTTGTCTTTACTTTATCAATTGCTTTCAGGTGTTCTGGGGTCTTAGCAAGAAGATAAAGGGAATTCATCATTTTGAAGTGCGAGTATACTCCCATCTTATTGTTTTCAAAGAGGAGGGTCGCATTGTAAAATATACAAATAAGTCTTGCCCTTTCGTAGCAGTCATCCGTGAATTTAAGTCTCCCTGTCCATTCACATACAATTGTATCTGTCCATAAGTCAAGGACAAAGAGTGATACCAAGGACATTGTTTTTGCCTCATCGTTCTGTATAGGGTCAATTCCTGCAATGTATCTGTTTGAAAAAACTTTTCCTTCATGGTTATGTTCTGGAAATTTAAAGAATTCAATAGCTCCTTCAACTTTATTATCCTTAGTTGGAAATTTATGAATTGGTGTTCCTCCAGAAGGTCTGTATTCAACTTTACCTGAGGAGGTCATTACCAAATCACCAACAGCAATGTCATCGAAGAAATTTGGATTAAGGTCTATCTCTTGTATCCTCTGAGTGATTTGGGCTACTGGGAATTTAGAGCCATCTTTACGCATGATGGCATCTTGCAGTGTTACTGGATTTTCAGCCTTGGTTCTTGTTACTTGAATGGGGTCTGGATTTTCATATTTTGCTATATAATACTCAAAGCATAATGAATATAGGGCTTTTGTAACATCGGATATACCGTCCTTGTTGTAACATCCCTTTCTGTTTACATATGCAGGAAAGCAAAATATGGAAGAGCCTCTGGAGAGAGAGGACTTATCCCAGACATTTTCAAATGAAAGGAAGTGTGAGCCTGAAGGGTGGTAAATAAGGTCAAGTGCTCCACTGAAATCATTTCCTTCCTCACCTCCAGTTCCAATTGCTACAAGTGTTCCGAAAGTAATATCGCCTTCCCTTACTGACGGTTCAGCAATCTTGATTACATCTGATACATTTGGGAATTTACCAAACTCTTCAAGACCAATAAGTTGGGCCCTTTTTCCACGACCTTTGTCAACATCATCCTTCACTGCAACACCCAATACCTCATTGCCTGTTCCTCTCTTTGTCCCAGTATTAAGGTCAAGATAGCCCATAACCCAGTCCATATCATTCAGAGAGCTCTTTAGTGTCTTTCTTGGGAACTGTGTGTTTTGGGCTTGAAAGGCAAACATGTCTTCAAACTTATTGAGAGTCCCATCCTTTATAAGAAACTCTTTTTGGTATGCCATTACAACTGCCCTTGCACTTGTCTTTTCAAGAAAGCTTTTTGTCTTGGCTTCTTTTTCTCCAATAACAAATATCCTTGAAAGTGCTGAAGCGAGGGTATATGATTTTGAACTTCCACGCTTTGATATTTCAGCAAAGTGTTGTCCAAGGCTTCTGGCCTTATCCCAACCAGTAAACCTCCAATGTATTCCTTCCCAGAACTCAGGAAAATCGGTTGTACGGTAACCAATATTAGTTCCCTCCTCAATCTCTGTAAGTATGATTGGACAATAGTTCAAATACCAATACATCCACCCAGAGATATATGCTCCATCACTCTCACGGAGATACCCTTCCCTTACCCTTTTTACCTCTTCATCAATCCATTTTCTATATTCACTGTTAGGATTTCCGTTTGGCCTAAGGTCAGTAAGCTTTCCTGTAGACTGGAAATGAAGTGCGGTGGGTCTGAAGTAATCAGTATCCGTTATTATTGGAGGTCTTTCAATTTCCCATATTGCTCTTCCGTTTTTATCTCTTGGAAGGTCTTTTACATATGGTCTTTCAGCACTGACAAGCCACTGTATCATGGGTACTGTAGACATATACTCCCAAAAATTATCCTGTACCTCTTTTGGAGCATCATTAAATTTAATGGGAGTAAGCTTGTCATCAACTACCTTATTGTATACAAGCTCATCTATTGGTGTCTGAAATATATTAAAGTCCATCTTCAAACAGTGTATTCTCAGTTCCTCTTGCCCTTGTGGTTTCCCTGATTTCAGAATCAACTTTCTTTTCAAGGTCCTGCAGTTGTGGAATAACTTTTAATAGTCTTTCCATTACTGCAATGATATCATTAGGCTTTGTAACTCTCGCTCCCTTATCAGTCCTCTCCGCCAAAAGCGTTTTTGACTGCTCAAGCTCTTCCTTAAGGGCTTCCGCAGCAAGTCTTGTTGCTTCCAGCAGTCTCTTAGAGGATGTTGTGGTAAGTCTCTCATAGATTGCCATTGCATCTTTCAGGTCCTGTGATGGCTTGAAAGATGATGATAATCCCTCTTGTTTTGATATTTCACCTATCCTGTCACTTTCGTCTGGTATCTCAATATATGGAGAACGAGGGTCTACCATAAAATAGAGATAAGAAAGCTGCTGCATAAAGGTTTCTTTGGATTTGCTCCTATCAGAATTATACATCTTTCTGATTGGTTTCACCAAGAAAGCCTCTGGCGTGGGGGATACTCTAAAGTCCCTG